TGATCGTAAACTGTAGAAGTTCCTGCTGGTACTAATACACCTTCAACATCTGCAACTAATCCACGTGTTGTAGAATCGTTTAGATATTTCCAATCAGTTTTATAGAAATCGTAAGATCCTCTACGGAATCCTGAGAATCCTAGGTTCAACGCCATATCTTCTGAGTTATCGAATACACCGTAAGATGTACCTCCAGCTCCGTAAGAATTTTGTTGCGCTAGCATATTGTCAATCTCTAAAGAAGTTCCTCTATCTAAGAAAAGCATGTTCTCTTCAATAGCTCCTTGTTTGTCTAACTCATTAAGAATAGTATCGAAATCAGCAAGACCAGCTCCACCAGCAGCTCCAAAGTCAGCATTAGTATAAACTAATCCTCTATCTTCTAAAGCAGCAAATAAACCTTCAGATCCAGTTACGTTTGCTCCACCGCCAAATCCAGCAGCTGCAGCAATGTTTCTTACGTTACCTGCACCGTCTGTTGATTTTTCAGCTTCAACCATAGCCATTTCTAATTGATCTTCAAAACGAATTCTAGCTTCGTGCTCAGATTTTAAATACCATAAGTATCCAGAAGTTCCAGCTTCAGTAGTTACTTCTACCCAACCAATTTGAGCAACATCAGAACCATTCACATTATACTTATCTCTAAGGATAATTGGTTTGTTGTTGAAAGTTGTAAAAGAAGCGTCAACAGAATTACCTGCTTGAGACGTACCTTTAGCATATTCAGAACCATATACAAATACTTTTACATCAGCACCTGTAACAGTAAGTCCAGAAGCAGCACCGTAAGTATCTACAGTAACAACGTTTCCTACTACATCTTGCACATAAGCCTTTTGAGTATCAAATCCTTTAGAAACAACGATAGTCATTCCTTTCCCGATTAAATGTCCAGCTGGAAAAGTTAAAGTAGTTGCGTCATTTGCAGTTACGTCATCATAAGCGATGTGTAAACGTCCTTGCTCAGACCATGTAATAACGTCAGATGCCATTGGCATTTCCGCTCCTACCATTCTTAAGAATCCAGAAATCGTACGGTTACCGTATCTTTCTACTTCTTTTTCATACACCTCAGGTAAAAACTGTTGTGTAAAATCCATATCCGCGACAGAAAGGTAATTGTCTCCAAACAATCCTTTAATTGGTCGTGGTGTTAAGTGTTGAAGTGCCGAAGCACTTCCTGTAAAGTCTCCCATTTTATTAATTTTTAATGGTTAATTATTTCCTTTTTTTAATCTTAAAGCTATTTGCGCTTTTCGCATCACTAGGAACCGAACGTACAGTCCACCCATTTGTTGCTGAGTTCTTATCATGTCCCCGTCTTGGGTCCATATCAACATTCTTATTTCGTGACATACTAGATTTAACGGCGTCGGCTTTACCTTGCTCGTAAAAATGATTCGCTATTGCGTCAGCATTCATAGCTGTAAATAATGACTTATGGTAACCCTTAGCATCTGACATTTCGTTTTTATCATTCAAGAACTTCTTGACGAAATTATTAATGTCGCTTTGGGTATCCTTTACGTCATTTGTATTTTTAATTTTGAACCTATACTTTTTGTCTCCAACTGAATAATCAAAACCTTTGAAATCCTCGTTAAAAACGTTATTGGTCTTAGATAAAAATATTTCTTTTTTTGAAGTAGCTAGTTTCGTAGCCTCTTCGTTTTCTTTATTATAGCGGTTGAAAAAATCAACTGCTTTTAACTGATCAGGGTTTAGCCTAGACCCAGCTTTAATTTCTTCGTAGTATTTAGACTTTAATCCGTCTAAGTGCTTCTTTGCTTTTGCAGCCTCTTCTTTAAAAGCTATTTTTGCTTTTCTAATGTCTTTAGGCTCATCTATCTCTTCGTCATACGAGAAGTCTTCCATCAATACCTCAATATCTTCTTTATCTAAATGAGGTTTGGTAGTTTCGTAATACTCGCGTATTAGTTGCGAATCGTTTAATGATGCGTAGTCGGTGTTTAGCTTGACGTAGTCCTGTAAGCTACCCCCTGTTTCGTTCATGAATTCAACAACCTTCTGTATATTATCTGGTAGATCTATACCTGCTGATTGCTCAACTATAGCTTGCTCAACCTGTTCTTCAAGTTCTTCAGCTACAGCTTCAACCTGTTCTTCAGTTACCTCCTCTAATATACTCTCGCTTTCTGTGGTATCTAAATTTTCAGTTTCTTCTTGCTCTACAACTTCTTCTACAGCTTCAGGTTCTTCTGGTTTGTTTAAGTCACTTAAATTGACTTTTATAACTCCCTCTTCGTCTTGCGAAATAGGGCCTGTGGGTTTTTCTTCTACTACCTCTTGTTCATTGGTAGTTTGTTCTTGCGCTTCCTCTTGGGTGTCAAGAACTTCTTCTAGGTTTTCTGACATGATAAAATATTATATAATTATACATTACTATTATTACTTAGGATCAAAGGTACCTAAGTCAAATCCACCGCCAATTATGTCGTTTCCGCCGGATTCAAAGTTTTTTGGTGGTGTATTGTTTTTTCTTTGTTCTATTAATTCACTTTGTTGAGATGCCTCCATTTTAGATCTATCGTCTTTTCTATCTTCTCTTTGAGACTCTCTACTTTTATTATTTTGTGTTTCCATGCCTTTTAGTTGCATGTTGTACTGAAACTCTTGAGCCATTAATTCTTTTTTAGCTTCCACTTCTGCTTGAAGTTTTTGTAGATCCAGTTGGCCTTCTAATTGGACTAGTTCTGCTTTTTGCGCTATTAATGCTTGATTCTTTTGAATCTCAGCTTGAGCAGCTACTTGTTGAGCTTGAGCGTTTGCTTGCGCCTGTGCTTGAATGTTTTGCTGCTGAATCAATTGATCACGCTCTTGTTTCTTACGTCGTTTAACCTTTAGCAATTGATTAGCTAACTTTAGGTTCTGAACGTCTCTTATATCTATAGCATCATCCAAGTCTATTAAACCTGCTGATAAAGCTGTCTGTATGTTGTTCTCTAATATTTGCTTTTGCTCTTCGTCTGGCATAAGTGTTAAGAATATACCAAAATCATACAAATGTAAATTACCCATTTCAGCTAGCGTAGCAACATTATGAGATCCTATCTTTTGTATAAAAGCATCCCTGGCTGGTGAATATTCTATAATATCTGATATTCTAAGCGACAGACACTCCGCTAGATGTGCAGTTATATAAAGTCCTCCTTCTAATATGTGTCTTGTAGCTGTATTACTATTTGCCGCTGCGATTTTTTGTATGCCCACTAAAGATTTAGAATCAGGCATACTACCATCTCTTGCTTCGTTTAACCCAGTGACATCACGTATCATTTGTAAGTAATAATTATAGGTGTTAATTAAAGCTCCTAATTTATTACCACCACTTCCGCTTGTTATTTCTTGAATAGGTACTTTGCCCGGATTCATATCTCCTTCTTGTGTGAAAGATCTACCGATAACAGAACCTGTTTGAAAGAACATATTTAAAGCCTCTTGGGGATTGTAATTTGTTCCATTACCTAAATCAATCTCAGCCAAGCCATCAGCATC